GGGTTGGCGTAAGAGATCTGACACGGCAACCGCTGCAATCACGCGCGGCATGACAACGTGGATCGACAACAGCAGCGACCGTTGGATTGCTGCCGGCACGTATAACAAGCTTTACGTCTACAACAGCGCAGGAAGCCAATTCGACATCACGCCGAGCGGCCTGACCGCTGGCCGCGAAGACGCCATAGCGTTTACTGGATACGGCGGCGGCTTATTTGGCAGCTACGCATACGGCGTTGCGCGGCCAGACACTGTACGCATCCAGCCAGCGACTGCTTGGGCGTTGCAGCCGTGGGGCGAATACTTGCTGGCCAATAACGAAGACGACGGCAAGGTTTACGAATGGCAGCTTAACACCGGCACGATTGCCGCGCAGGTCGCCAACGCGCCAGTTAATAACCGCAGCATTGTTGTCACGGCAGAGCGCTTTTTGATGTGCCTCGGCGCAGGCGGCAATCCACGCCTTGTTCAATGGTCTGACCGCGAAGACAATACGACGTGGACGCCTGCCGCGACAAACGAGGCTGGCGATCTTGAGTTGCAGACGAGCGGGCAGATTATGGCTGGCGTGAATGTTCGCGGGCAGACGCTTATCCTGACAACGACAGACGCGCATGTCGCCAACTATATCGGACCGCCATATGTGTACGGCATTGAGCGTGTTGGCGCTGCATGCGGGCTTGCGGCTAATCTTGCCTACGCCAAGGTTGACGCTGGGTGCTTCTGGATGGGCGTGCATGCGTTTTACGCCTACACCGGTGGCGGCGTGCAGGAGATCCAGAGCGACGTGTCTGACTACGTGTTTAACGACATCAACCGCGCGCAAATCAGCAAGGCGTTTGCCATGTCAAATGGCGACTTTGGCGAGATATGGTGGTTCTACCCGTCCAGCTCATCAAACGAAAACAACAGATACGCCGTGTATAATTACGTTGAGAACACGTGGTCTATTGGCGAGCTGGCGCGCACGGCAGGATCTGACTCCGGCACGTTCAGGCAGCCGATGATGTTTGATCCGTCAGACAAGAAGATATACGAGCATGAGATCGGCTTCGAGTATGGCGGTTTGACGCCGTTCGCGGAAACCGGCCCGATTATGCTTGGCACCGGCGATAACGTCATTAGCGTGACGGAGATGATCCCAGACGAAAAAACGCAAGGCGATGTCAGCGCAACGTTTAAGACGCGTTTCTATCCAAACGGAACCGAGAGATCATACGGGCCGTTTAGCATGGCCAACCCAACCAGCATGCGCTTCACTGGCCGTCAGGTGCGGATGCGCGTTGACGGGGCAAGGCTTGCCGACTGGCGCGTTGGCATAAACCGACTGGACACTGTTGCGGGTGGACGTAGATGACGCAGCAGTACCGCGCACCAGAGCCGCAGGGCGATGACTGGAAGTCATGGGCGCGGCGCATGATGCTCTATCTTGGTCAGACGCGATCACCGCTTGTGCAGCAGACGGGCGGCGAAAGCGCAGCAGAAGATGGCGTGCTGATGTGGGATCGCACAAACTTGTATCCCGTTGTCAGCAAAAACGGCGAGTGGCGGCAAGTTGTGCTGGAGGATGGCCACGCTGATTTCATCCTGACGTCAGACGTCACGCCTGTTGCCGCCAACACGGCGTACAAGCTCACATATGACGCGCCCACAGGCAATGACGGCATCACGCAAGGCACGCCAGCGTCGCGCATCGTGTTCGAGGAGGCGGGCCAATATGTTGTATCGTTCTCGGCGCAAATATCATCAACGTCAGCCAGCACTGTTCACTTCTATTTTTGGCCCAGCGTAAACGGAACCAACGTGGCAGACAGCGGCATGACCACTGCGCTGCACCAGAATAACGCCACGCTGGTCACGTCGCGCACGCAGATATTCACTGTTGCGGCGAATGACTACTTGGAAGTGAATTACATGATCGACAGCACAAGCGGCTTTCTGAATTACACCGCAGCGTCTTCGCCGGTGCCAGCGATACCCGCGTCAACCTTAGCAATTACGAGGCTTCATGGATAAAGAGCTGGAGAGATGCCGTGACTGGATTGAGGCTGCCTTGGAGTATTCCGGCGGCACGCATGACTTCATCGACGTGGCCGAAGGTATATACAAGGGAACGATGCAGCTCTGGCCCACGCCGAGGGGGTGCATAGTGACCGAAATAGTGGTATATCCGAGAAAGAAAGTTTTAAACGTGTTTCTTGGCGGCGGCGAGTTGGATCAGATTTTAGAAATGCATGAAGATGTGATAGCATGGGCAAAAGCGCAAGGATGCTCTGCGTTGACCATGACGGGCCGGTTTGGCTGGAAGAAACCACTGAAGGCGCATGGCTGGGTGCCACTGCACGCCTCATATGTGAAGGAGTTTGAATAATGGCAGGCGGCAAAGGCGGGTCAACAACGTCATCAGTTACGATCCCAGAATACATTGAAGAGGCTGCGCGCCGTAACTTGGCAAAGGCCGAAGGCATTAGCCAGATTGGCTATGTGCCGTATTTCGGGCCAGATGTTGCCGCGTTTACGCCGTTTCAGCAGGCGGGCTTCCAGCAAACCGCTGACGTTGCGTCTGCATTTGGGCTGGGAACGCCAACAACGCAAGCTGATATTATGGGCGGCATGCCGGAGCCAACACAGTTTGCTGGCGGTGTACGCGGATATAGCGCAGCTCCATTGTACCAGCAGGCCGTTGACGAGCTTGCCGCGCAGCGCCCAGCGCAGGCGCAATACATTGAGAGCTTCTTCATTGATCCCGTGACAGGCCAAGCAGGAACACGCGTGCAGCCTGCTGTGGATTACAGCACTATGGGTACGATGGCAGACATCAGAGCGGCAGATCGTGCAAACGAGTTGGCGATTGCACAGGCGCAGGCAGCTGCGGGGCCGCAAAATGTTACGTTTGAGACTACAAGCTTTGCTGCCAACCCAAATTTGGCTGTGCAGCCTAATGACCAAATATTTAATATCGCGCCGCCAGAGGTTCAGATTGCTCAGCAAATAATGGCAACTGACCCCACAAACCCGCAATACAATGAGGCGTTTCAAACCGTTTACGATTACCAAGCGGCGCAGGCAGCGCAAGATCCGACAGGGCAGTCAACTGGGCTTGGCATAACGCCAGAAATAATTGATGCAACAGGTGTTGCGGCATTCTTGCCGCCATCAAATGTGCAAGCCTCTACGATGATTACAAATCCAGCCGCAGGAATTACTGACACAAGCGAAGCATCAACCGTTCAGCAAGTAGTGGACGACATCCAAGAAGGTGTAACTGGCATCGCGGCGAATACATTGCTTGGCCAGATACTGCTTGATGACACTTATCAAATAGGTGGTGTAAATAACCCAATCGAAAGCCCGACCGTAACAGAAATGCAAGAGGCCGCACCTACGGGTATGGTTTACGACACTTCAACCGGCGGCTACGAGCGGCCAGACGATGTGAGCGCAGCCCCGACGCAATACCAAATGGTCGCTACAGGAACAGACGCTGCTGGGAACACAACCTATTCTATGGAGGAGACCGCAGCCGCAACAGCGCCACCCGTGAGGCCCACATCTAGCGACAGCGACAGCGGTGACAGCGGAGGCGGCGGCGGTGGATGCGTGGTTGCGACCCACGCTGTAAACTCTGGTGCGTTTACGCCTCGCATGAAGCGCGAGGCCGTTGTTTGGTGTATGGATAAGCTGCACGGCAAGTGGTGGGGAGAGGCCATACGCAGAGGCTATCGGCATCTTGGCAGTAAGAAGATTGCGGAAGGCAAGGCCCACAACCATTATTCAGAGTTTAGGGATTACATTGACTTCGCAAGAGGCAAGAAACGCACAATCATGGGTGGCATACATTTTGCCGCCCGCACGACCCAATTCTTTGTGGTCGGCTTAGTTAGAAGGAGCGCATAAGATGGCTGGACAAGGTGCAAAAGGTGGCGGTCAGGTAGCGATGCCAGTAGCAGGCGCAGGGCCGCAGCTCGGTATGATGCCAATCGCCCCGACAGCGCAACCGGCAGCGCAGCCCGCGCCGCCTGCATTGGCCCCGACTGCTGGGTTTAACGTAAACCAAGCAGCGGCTGGCGCATTGCAGCAGGCGATGGGAACCGCGCAAAGCGGCCTCGGTTTCACGCCACGCCAGATCGAGGCGGTCGGATATACGCCAGCCCAGCAAGCCGTCGCCGGACAGCAAACTGGCTTCGCATACCAGCCATCGCAGGCAGCGGCTCAGCAGCTCGCAACGACTGACATCAGCCAGTATCAGTCGCCGTATCAGCAGGAAGTCATCGACATGACCATGCGCGATATTGCGTCTGCGCAGGAAAAGGCGCTCAACGTGCAGGGCGCGCAAGCCCAGCGCGCAAGAGCGTTTGGCGGGTCACGCCAAGGCGTTGCGGAAGCGGAAACGCGTGCAGCATACGGGCAGCAGGCGGCAGACGCGGCGGCGCGTTTACGTCAGCAAGGGTTCCAGCAGGCGATGGGCGCGGCTCAGTTCGACATTGGCCAGCGAGCGGCAACGGAAGCGGCAAACGTCGCGGCGCGTCAAGCTGCCGAGCGCTTTGGCGTTGGATCGCTGCAGCAGGCGCAGGCGGCAAACATTGCTCGCGGCCAGCAAGTTCAAGCATCCAATGTGGCGGCGCAAAACGCTGCTGCGCAATACGCGGCTCAGCAGGCGGCATCTGCTCAGGCGCAAAACTTGGCAGCGCAGCAATCCGCAATGGGTACGCGTTTGGGTGCAGCAGGGCAGCTCGCTGGGCTTGGCCAGCAGGCATTTGGCACCGGCCAAGCGATCCAGCAGCAGCAGATGCAGCAGGGCCTTATGCAGCAGGGATTGCAGCAGGCGCTTATCGACGCGGCGCGCGGCCAATATGCAGGCTACACAGGCGCACCGCAGGCGGCGCTCGCAGCGCCATTGGCGGCGCTCGGCCAGACGCCAGACCAGTCAACGACGACAACGCAGAACCAAGCTGGTCTGCTAAATTACTTACAAGCGTTTGCTGGGATGGGTTAATACATGGACTACCGCCAAGCAGCCAGAGACGCGGCACGCAAATACGGGATAGACCCCGAAATGTTCCTGCGCCTCATACAGCAGGAGAGCAGATTTAGGCCGGACGAAGTAAGCCCGAAGGGCGCGATCGGCCTCGGCCAGCTCATGCCTGCCACGGCCAAGGAGCTTGGCGTAGATCCGACAGACCCGATGCAAAACTTGGAAGGCTCCGCGAGGTATTTAAGTCAGCAGCTTAAACGCTTTGGCAGCCCAGAGCTTGCGCTGGCCGCGTATAACGCTGGGCCAACGCGCGTGGCTAGACTTGGCAGAGTGCCAAATATTGCGGAAACGCAAAACTATGTGAAGACGATTTTAGGAGAAGGGCAAACCACGATGGCAACTCCATTCGATAGGGCGCGCGAAGAAGAGCTGCGCCAGCAGATGCTGGCCACCGGCATGGCACCACGAACAGCGCCACGCGCGCCACTGTCAGCGCTTCGGCAGGATCGCCCGCAGGCAGCGGCAGCGCCGCAGCAGCGC